TATTGTAAGATTTCTCATATTTTAAAAAATGTTAAAATTAATATTGAAAAAGATTTAATAAAAAATTTAATTAAATTTTATGATAAAAAATGGTTATATTATAAAAATAAAAAAAATGGTGATAGGGGTTTAAATCAAACTTTATGTTTTGAATGGAACTATTTTTTGTATAAAGAAATAAAAAAATGCCCATCTATTATTTTATATAAAAAACTTTTAGAAACTATTAATAATGAACAAATGCATCATATTAACAATAGAGATTTAGAATATATAATATACAAAATTAATGATAATTATTCACATAATTAATATGGATAACATTCTTTATCATCTAAACCATAACCATTTTTATATGAAATATATATGTTATCCATTTTATCTGTTATTTTTTTATTATTACTTAATTTAACAAATGATATTGGTGTTAATAATGTAATAACAATATGTATTGTTATTAATATAGTTTCCATATTATAACTATAATTTTTATTAATATTTAATTTTATATAGGATTTTAATATAATATTTATTTAGAATTATTTTATAATTTTTTAGAAATTTTAACTAAATCACATTTTATAATATTATCTTAATTTTTCTTATATTGTCTTACAATGTCATGTATATCTGTATCAAGTATATGTATCCATTCATATTCATTATTATTAACGTATTCATTAAATTTATATAATGCAAGTTCAAATGTCTGATAATATCCTATGATATCATTTGCTCCACCTTTAGGATAATAAATATCACCAGCAAATATAATATACATTTATTTTTATATAATGTTTATATTCCTTCAAATATTTTTATGTAAATATCTTTATATTAAATTTAATAATTTTAAATTAAATTTAATAATTTTAAATCAAATTTTAAAATTTGATTTTTTATTTTTAGAAAGAATTTAAATAATATTTTAGTATATTATAAAATGTCTCTAGAACCTCTCTTAACGGAAACTAAAAACAGACATGTTATCTTTCCAATTCAATATGATGATGTTTGGTCTATGTATAAGAAGCATGTATCAACATATTGGACTGTAGAAGAGATTGATTTCTCAAAAGATGGAAAAGACTGGGATACTTTAACTCATGATGAACAATACTTTATCAAAAACGTTCTAGCATTTTTTGCTGCTAGTGATGGTATAGTAAATGAAAATCTTGTATTAAATTTTATGTCTGAAATAAAAGTTCCAGAGGTTCTTGCATTTTATAGTTTTCAAAATGCTATTGAAACTGTTCATTCAGAAACTTATTCACTATTAATTGATACTTATATTAAAGATGAAATTGAAAAAAATAGATTGTTAAATGCTGTTGAAACTATTCCATGTATTAAGAAGAAAGCTGATTGGGCTATGAAATGGATTAATAGCACTGATGATAATTTTGCTACCAGATTGATTGCTTTCGCATGCATTGAGGGTATATTCTTTTCTGGTGCTTTCTGTTCAATTTATTGGCTTAAAGAAAGAGGAGTAATGCATGGTTTAACTTTTAGTAATGAACTTATCAGCAGAGATGAATCTCTTCATACCGAATTTGCTATATTACTTTATTCACATATCGTAAATAAACTAAGTGAAGAAAAAGTACATGAAATTATTAAAGATGCTGTTACTATTGAAAAAGAATTTATTATAGAAAGTCTTCCATGCCGTTTATTAGGTATGAATAGTGAATTAATGTCTCAATACATAGAATTCGTTAGTGATAGAATTGCTGTTCAACTTGGTTACAACAAAATTTATAATATTGTTAATCCTTTTGACTTTATGGATCGCATAGGTCTTGAAGACAAACAAAACTTCTTTGAAGTTCGTGTAAGTAATTATAGCAAAGCAGAATTACATAATACCGAAAATAGCACCTTGGAATTTGATATGACTGACGATTTCTAAAGTTTATTAAAATCTATATAATATATTGCTTGTAAAAAAGCATCTGCTAAATCATCCTTCTTTTTGTGTTTATTAAAATATTCATTATTTTTACTATCTTTTAATCTATCAATTAATATTTTATCAGTATATAATATAGCAAATTTTTTATTTCTCGTATATTTGCTTTTTATCGCATTAATTTCAGCATTGTAATTAATTTCATTAAAATTTCTTCCAACTTTTAATTTATTACCAGCATTTATAAATTTAATCAATTTTATTTCTCTATTTAACATTATTTTTTGATATTGAAAATAAGAAAATAATATCATTTGAACTGATTTCATTACTGGATTTTTTAATACTGGTTGATTTTCTAATAACACTATATCTATATCATAACTATAAAATTCTTTATTTAACTGCTCATACATTCTCTTGGTTAATTCATCTAATGGAAATCCTTTACATTTCTCATTTTTATCTAATAATGGTATAATATTCCATTTAATTATTGTTATATCACTATTATCTTCAGTATTATATTTTAATATACAATACGCTAAATTTTTAATACCTATATCAAATGATAATAACATCTAATAAAATTTAATAAAATTTTATTAAATTTTAAAATGTGAATATATATAATGTACTTAAAATATTTTTAAGTGTCTTTAAAACTTATAAAACGGGTTAACAAGTTAAACGCCATATAAATCATCATTTAAAATTCATATTTAAAATAAATTAATTTAATTTAAAAAAATAAATAATGGATAATACTTTATATGATAATTTACCTTCAAGAAAAGTATCATTTAAAGAACCTAATAAAAAAATATCAAATATTGATGGATATGAAAAAGTTTTATTTTATAATAATGAATATTATGATGTTGTAAAAGATGAATATAAATTAGTTAAATTTTATGGAAATAATTATTATCTTGTTAAAATTAATGATTATGAAGAAAGATTATTTAATAATAAATGGTATATTTTTAATAAATTAAATAAATTAGAGAAGAAACGAACATAATCAATTTTTTAATAAAACTAATAAATTTTTAAAAGATAAATTACTATTATCTAAGTTATTTTTCAGTATTAAACCTACCTTTTTCCAATATTTATCATTATCAAATTTTTTATTATTATTTTCAGCATAGGTATATCTTATATTTAAGAATTTGTAATATTTACTATAAAAACCTTCTAATGTTGATGAATGTTTAATATTTAATATATTTTCAATAACTGGATAGTAAGTTTTTATAACATGTTTTGGTATATTTCTTAAATAATCTATTTGATTTATCTTATTATATATTGGTGATAATATTTGATATTTTTTTTCTATTAAATTATTTTTTATATCATCAAATAACATTATATATTTTAATTCATTTTCATTTTTTAATCCATATTTTCTCTTTAGTGATTTAAAAATTTGTGATTTTACTAATCTTAAAGATTTCTTAAACTGATTATTTTTTTTTATTATATTATTTCTAGTTAATAAAGGTCTATTAAATTTAAAATCTACTATTTTCTCTAATTTTGGTATAACATATTTAGCCCATTTATCATCACTAGCAGTATATACAAAAACTTCTAGATTATTATAATTTTTTGTTAATTTTAAAAATTTATCTAAATATTTTCTAGTTATACTTTTTAATTCATCATTTATATTTGTCATTCTTAATTTTTTTTTATTTAAACTTTGTAATTCAATATTTATTGAATTAAATATATAATGTTCTTCACTTTGAGGACTTATATTTCCTATCATTGTTCTATCTAAATCTAATAATAATACTATTGGTTTTATACCATTACTCACAATTACTCTTGACATACTATTAATTAATATAAATAATATTATTATGATAAAAAATAATATGATTATCATAACAAATTTATCCATTTTATTTATATAAAATTTTTTAACTTAAATTTTTAATATAAAATTTTTTAACTTAAATTTTTAATATAAAATTTTTTAATTAAATATTTTCTAAATCTAATTTAAGATTTTTAAATTCATTTAATAATTCATTAATTTCATATTGTCTAATTTTCATATGATTATCATCTTGATTTATATTATAAATATCATTATTACCATTTGATATATTTTTTTGTATATTTTTAATTGCGTTATTAGTAAATCTTTCTAAATTTTTATAACAATTTTTAATAGGTATTTTTGTATAACATATATTAATATATTCTGTTTCACATCCTACTAAATTAGATGTATCTATATAGCATAATTTATTCCAAAAATTAACAGCAGATTTATTCCATTTTTTCTTTACTAAAATATTTTTCATACCATTTACAAGAGTTTTTATATTACTTCTAAGATTTACAGAATTATTATTATATTTATAATGACCATTTAAGTCATATTCATTTATATAGGATTGATAAATTTTATATTTCAATTTATCTTTACAATCAGTATGCTTTTCAATGATATATACATGGCCAGGAAACCATTCATAATCCTTTGACATATCTAATTTTGATTTTCTTTTCTTTTTTTTCATCTTTGTATGCGTCATTAATACATAATAAAAAAATCTAGTATTTGTTTCTGGAATTTTAATATCTTTATCTAAATCATCTAGAATTTTTTTTTTCTCTTCCATAGTATCTAAATTTTGTTCTCTTATTGTGTTAAATCTTTTATTTATATTATCTGTATCACAATAATCAACATTCTGTTTAATGTATATCTTTTCTGATAAAATATATACTAACATTACAGCAGTATTTAAACATTTGGTAGTCTTTAATTTCATATTGTAATCTGTAATTTCTATTGATAAATACTGAAATATAGCAACTAAATATTTTAATATTAATGTAATTACATTACAATCACTTAAACATCCACTCTCATCTTTAATAGATTTGTTAGATTTGTTAGATTTGTTATCTACTCTTGATTTTTTAGTTATAGTTTTAGCAGTTTTAGCAGTTTTAGAAGTTTTAGCAGTTTTAGCAGTTTTAGCAGTTTTAGTATCTATCTTATTATTTTTAACTTTATTAGTTTTATTTTTATTAGTTTTAGTTTTAGTATCATTCATTATTACATTAAATTAACAAAAATAAAATATATTTTATTATTAAAATGTTTGGTATTATATTTTCATTAAAGAATATTATTATATTTTTATCTGTAATTGGATTGATGTCAATTACAATGAATTCTCTAGAAACCTTTAAAAGTAAAGCAGATAGTAATTCAAAAGATAAATTTACTCAAAAAGATGAAGAAATGTATGAGAATGTAGCAAACTTAAAAGAAAAATTTGCTAATTTAGAAGGCATCATTAATAAGACAAATGAATTATTACAACAACAATTACAATTACAAAGACAACAAGACTCTAATTTTACAAATAATAAAGAACCAGATATTGATGAAGAATATGAAAATAAAAGAAGAACTAAATTAGTCAAAAAATTTTCACAAAGAAAAAAAAAACATAATAATGCTGAAAAATTTACTGAAAAATTTAGTGGTTATAATTCAAATAAAAATCAAGATTTTATGCTATTGGATTAATATTATATCTTAAATAATAATTTAAATATATCAATATTTAATAATATGAATTATTTTATAATATTAATTAAAAAATGAAAGTTATCAAAACAAGTGAAAAACATTATTATATGTTTAATAATAATAATAAAAAAATAAGAATTTCTAAAAAAGATTATGATGATATAATCAAATCAAATAAATCTAAAAAATCTAATAAATCTAATAAATCTAATAAATCTAAAAAGATAAAAGGGGGTTTTAGAGATATTGAAAAAAGATTAAAAATAAATAAAAAAGTTTATAATCATTTAGAAAAAAATAGAATTATAGATAGTAATGAGATAATAAAAAATTTAGTATTGAATCAAGTTGGTGATATAGCAAATGTTCAATCTATAAAATCTTTTTATTTTTATTCACATTTATTTAATAAATATCCAGATATCTCGCCAATATATATACCAGATGAAATAGCTAATGAAATTATGTTAAAAAAAAGAATTAATCCACCTCTTTTTAAAAATTTTTTTGAAATTCATGTCGTTGTTGATAATAATTATAATATTGTAGAAAATAATATAAAAACATTTGCCAATAATAAATCTATTAATTTTAGATTAGGAGATGGTGCGCAAATTATAGATGATGATATTTTAAATGAAGATAATATCTTTAGAGGATTTTTAGACATTTTATATTATTCTTTAAATGTAAAATTAACAAATATATGGAGTAATACAATGGGTCTATTTAAATCTTATAATAAATTTATAATAATACCAGTTCAATTCTCATTTTTAGAAGGTTCTGGTCATCAATCTATTATTTTATTTGATATTTATAATCATTTTATTTATCCATTTGATCCAAATAACATTGATAATGATTCATTAATATATAAGATAGCAGAAGATATTAAAGAATTATTTGAATTAGAACATTACACATTAATAAGTTCTAATAAGATTTGTGGAGATGTTGAAATGACACAAAGTGCTATTAATAGTAATATTTGGAAATATAAATGTCCATTAACTGAATATAGATGTGAATTAGGCACCGGTTATTGTGTTCAAACTACATTTTTTTATCTTACTTTTATTATAAAAAATTATGATTATATTAATGAAAAAAGAAATTTATTATCAGAATTTTTACAAATATTAACATTAAGTGATAAAGATACTACAAAAATGACTAATAATGAATTTAGTAATTATTTAAATAATAGTGATATAGATACAAATTCTAATATTAATGATATTATAAATGTATATCATATTTATCAATATTATGAAATAAAAAATTGGTTATATTATAATGGTATAAATCCTAATACTATTAATTCTAGAATAGATTAATTATATATTTTATCATTTTTATTTTTTTATTTTTTTATTTTATATCATATCTTTAAGTTGAATTATTTTATTATATAATCTTGAAGAATACCTGCTTTTCTATCTTCTGGTTTAATATATTTAATTCCTAAGAATTTAAATATATCTTCTTCAGTTTCAAATAATTTCCCATTATTATCTACAAATTTTTTATCTTTTTTAAATCCATATTCATTTAATGAATATCCTTTGGTTATAGCATAATTTCTCATTTCAACATTAAACTGACCACTACCAGTAAAATATAATAAGGCAAATGGATAATTCTCTTTTCTAGTATATATCATATCTAATCTTCTGTGAGTTTTATGTCTTGGTAACTTACAAATTCCCATAAACTTTTTATCCCCTTTTGCTAATGTTTCTGTTATATATTTATCATTTGTTAAACTACTAATAATAGTATTAAATAAATTATTATCATCATTTTTAGTAGTACATAAAACATCAATATCACCGCTATTTTTTTCTAACCTTCTATAGGAACCAGTAACTTCATATATGAGTTCATTTTTCTTATCAATTTTACTTATAAAATTAATTATGAAATCTTCATGACTTTTCATTTCTTTACGAGGTATTCTTTTCAATAAATCTTCATAATATTTTAAACCTAATTTTTGCTTATCATTTAATATATCTTCATTATCTTCTAATGTTTTTCTTAAATTATCTATAGTTGTAATATTATGTTTATTTACTAATTCATTTGCTTTACTTGGTCCTATACCATATATGTTTGATAAATCTTTTAAAATATTTACATCATTACTAATATCTTTAACTTGTGAAATTTCACCAGTTTTAATAAGTTCAATAATTTTTTGACGAATACTACCTTTTGCTAATCCAGAAATTTTATCTAAATCCTCAATAGATTTAATTTCACCATCAAATTCTTTGATTGCTAGAATTGCTTTTTGATAAGCACGAACACGAAAAGTTTCCTTTTTTGCTTTTTTGTCCTGTTCTAATAATTTAAGTTGTTCTAAAATTTTACCTTTATAGTCCATCTTTTACTTACTAAAATAGAATATAAAATCACATTTTATCTTGTTATGATTTATTATGTTATGATTTATAATGTTATAAAAAGTAATCCAAACTAAAATGTGAATCTAATCTGGAGATGATAAATGTTATCATATTACTAATACTTGACTAATACTTAATAGTTAATTGGTCTAAGTTAATAATGGATTCATTAGATGAACCTTTATTAGTTAGTTCAGCATCACAAATCTATGAAACACCACCAATATTTTATCAGATTATACATATTGCTGATGTATCCACATGGTATCATAGACAAGCATTAGATGAATTAGAATTTTTACTATGTGAAATACCGGGATATGAAATAAATTCATTAGTTTCAAAAAAACTTAGTCTGTTTATAGAAGATACTTTAAATGTTTATTTGGTTATGAAAAACTATATACATAATGGAGGTTGTCAAACAAAAACTCATATTATGATTACTAAAAATTTTGATGTTTTTGATGATTTTAATGAACTAAATAGAGATTTATACTTAAGAGATTTATTATCAATTCAAGAGCAAAAAAATAAAGAAGATGTGAATATGTTATTTATGTTTAATTTATCTTCTTATGAATCTTTCTTAAAATTTAATTTACTTAACTATGAAGTTAATATTTATAAATATTTAAATCAACTTATATCTTTAGATAATAATTATGTAAATATTAGGATTTATGACATCTATGAAAATGATGTAACACATAGCGTTATTGAAAAAATAAAATTAATAGATGAAATTAAATATAATAATAAAACATCAAATTCTAATAATATTAAAACAACTATATAGATAATATAGAATAGAATAAAATTATAAAAAATTAAAAAGAATTATAAAGAATTATAAAAAATTATAAAAAATTATAAAAAATATAAAAATAATTAAAAACACAAAATTTTGTATAAAATTTTTTATTGTTTTTAAAATTTAATTAAAATTTTATTAAAATTCTTTAAGTGGTTTATTTTCTATAATATCTTGTATTTTAAATTTAATCATCATTTTTCCTTTGAAATCTGTTATAGCAAGATAATCTTTTAAATCATCTATATAAAATTTATATAAATTTATAGTATTATGAATAATATGTAATGTTTCTAAAAATATTTCATTCTCATAATTTTTATATATCATAAGTTTTCTCATTAAACCATTAAAATTAATAAAAATAAGTTCATTTTTAATTAAATTTATTATTATATTAATAATTCCTTTAAATTTCTTTTTATTTTTATTACTTTGACAAAAATCATCATATTCTAAAATATTTATATTATCATTAATTTTTAATAAAATTAATTCATCATTTTTGCTATCTAAAATATCAGCAATTTTATTATCTAAATATTTCTTTCTAGTGCTATTAATTATTATTTGCTTATATAAGTTAATATATAATAATACATAATTAGATTGTTTAAAAGATATTTCAATTAATTTATCAATTACTATTTTCCAATTATCTTCAGTAATATTAGTAATTATTTTATTTGATAAAGTATTATAATTACTTTCAGTAATTTTATTTAAATTACTAAGTAATATTTTATCATCAGTTTTTTTAACTATATCTTTTCTTATTGTATAATTTTTCTTTTTCTTATAATAATTATTATTTGTTTTTAAATTTTTAAAACAATTACAATTATCTGTTATATTTTTGACTTTTTCTACTAGTTCTTTATCAATATCACTTAATTTAACTTTTTTTTGTATATTATAAAAAAAAGTTATATCAATAATACTCATTTAAAAGGTATTTAATTTATAATTTATTAGAATAGAATATTTAAATGAATTTAGTAAATAATAATTTAATAAGTAATGATATATCATTTATACTAAATTCAATAAAAAGAATTTATGAAATTTTAACTATCTATAAAGCAATTTTTATAGTCCATTCTAAGATTTATGATATTTTATTACATGAATTAGAGAATGATTCGTATTCTGTAAGCACTATTGAAAAATTTAGTGATTTTGAAAAAAATAAAACTAGAATTCTAATGATAAAAGATACTGATTTTTTAAATATAAACAAAATATATTGTAATATTCATTTTAAAGATACTATAAATTTAATATTATTTATAGATACTCCTAAATTTATAGATGATAATATTTTTAAAAGTTTATTATTATGTAAAAATTTAGATTCATGTTCTATTTTAGAAATTTAATTAAAATTTTTTTATTAAAATTTTTATTTATTTTAAAAAAATTAAATTTAAATCTTTTTATTTATTTAAATAAAATGATGAAAATGATGAAAAACTTAAATGTAAATTTACTACTAGTTGGATTATTAGTATTAATGGTATTATTTGGTTGTGGATGTATGTTGAAGAAAATGACAACTGAAGGATTTACATCACCAGAAGGTAATGTTCCACAAGGTTATGATGGTAAAAGAATTTCTTTTGTTTTAGCATCATGGTGTGGTCATTGTAAATCACTAAAAGAATCTGGTGTAATAGATGAAGTTGTTGCTGCTAAAGATGTTAAAGTTGAAGTTAATGAAGATGATGAAGCTGCTAATAAAAAATATAATGTTTCTGGATTTCCTACTATTCTATTAGTTAAAGGCGATGGTGAAACTATACCATTTAAAGGTCCTAGAACTGCTGAAAAGATTATTGAATTCTTTAAATCTAATTAGATTTAATATAAAAAATCCTTTAAGTGATTTTTTTTAAGTGGTTTTTAAATTCGTTTTCAAATGGGTTTCATAATATTCTTTAAATTGATTATAACCAGTATTCATATAGTTATTAAACATCTCTTTATCAATATTCATTTTCATATTATTGAATGAAAAATTGATATCATCTATAGAATTATTATCAAAATAAATCTTACAGATGTTATATTTATCTTTATTTTTCTCAATATTATCATATGATAATTTAGTCATCAAAGAAAACATTACATTATTTACTAAATTAAATACATTATCGTATTTTTTTATATTCTTTTGCATTACTGTTATACCTAATGTATCTTTTGAATTCTTTTCAAAATATTCAACTGGAAAATTACAATATAATGCTCCATCCAAATATAAATCGTCATTGAATTTTATAGGTTTATATATTAATGGAACCCTAGAAGTTATAAGTAATGCTTCTATAATATCCATATTTGGATATGTATCTATACTAAAATAATCAACCCTTTCTTTTGTTAAATTAGAACCAGTTAAAATTAAATTACATCCAAATTTTTTAGCAAATTCTATAAATGTAATAGAATTTAAATTTAATTTAGAATATAAATATTTTCTTAATAATTTATCATTTTTATTACCATCATCAATTCCTAAATCATTATATATATTTGGAATGTTTTGAAAGTTTAAATCTGTTAAATAATCAATCTCATCTTTTAATACATCTTTTATTTCATTTGATTTATATCCAATTAATATTAAAAATAATATTATACCACCACCACTAGTCCCAATATAGTTTTTAAATTTATTAATTATTTTAATCTCTTCTAGATATTTAACTACACCTAATAAACCAATAGATTTAAATGCTCCTCCACTTAGTGCCAAATTATTATACATAAGGTATAATTTTCTTAATTTTTTATATAAATATATTAAATAACTTTAAATAATGAAGTCTACTAAAATTAATATTTATGATTTATATAGAAATATTAATGAAATTAAAGAAAAGAAAAATAACTGCTATAATCAAGTTTTAGCTCTAATACATGATAGGGTAAAAAAAGCATCATTAAAAGAGCAATATAAAGTAGTTTATGATGTTCCAGAATATATATTTGGTGTTCCATCTTATAATTTAAATAAATGTTTAGCGTACATTATGAAAGAATTAAGAAATAATGGATTTTTAGTTAAATATTATTTTCCAAAAATATTATATGTAAGTTGGGATCCAGTTGAGATTACAAACTACAAAAAAGAAAAAAAATTAATTGAAAAAAAATTTAAAACTATTAAAGCTGCTAAAATACAACCTGATAATATTCAATCTAATTTTATTAAATCTAATACATCTTCTCAATCTCAATTTAATAATGATGATACACCTATCAATTCATTCTATCAAAATCAAACACAATTAAATGGTCCCTCAACTACTCAACAATCTACATCTGTATTTAAACCTATATTAACCTATGACCCTAATACTATACCTACATATAATTATTATGCCTATTCAAGTTTAAATAATAATTTAACTAATGAAAATTTCTACATAACTAACGATAAAAATACAAATACTATGAATAATGAATATCAAAGAACTCCTGAACATTTGAATAATATTAATTTATTACAAAATAAAAAACAAAAAGAAGATGAAAGAATTGTTAGTTATCAAAAAGATATTTTAGATTATTATAAAGATGATAGTGATGAAGAAATCCCTTTTAGAAATACTATAAAAAAACATAATTCAAATGGTAAATTTATATTGGATTTAAGTTAGTTTTCTTATAAATAAATTATATATATTTATATTAAATATGACATACGCGTCAATTAGTGAGGCATATGGAAAAAATTTTAATGGTAAAAAGAGAAAAAAAAGTAAAAAAGTATCAGCATGCCATTACTATGCTCAAAGATATTCTGACAATGGAACTAAGAAAGAACAATTAGATGTTAATGGATTAGATAATAGTGAAGGACTATATTCTAAATATGATAAAAATTCTCCTATTGTTAGTGATGACTTATATGCTGAAAGACAAGATTTTATCAAAGTTAATAAAGATAAACTTAATAATTGTGATATTAAAGAAGAACAAGATTATTTTGATAAATTATATGAGCACCATGATTTTAGACCACAAATGAGTACTGATGGTGATAATATTATGACTACTGAACCTACTAAATATGATGAAGTTGAATATGATAATAGTATTAATAGAGAAATTAAAAGTGCTTCAACTATGGATTTAAAATATAAAAGAATGCGTGAATTTAATAATGATGCTGATGATATTACAAATCGGGAAGATGATACTGAGAGCATAGGAACTTCTATGGTTGCTAATAGAGGTAGTGAAAGAGGAACAAAAACAGAACCAGTTGCTCCAGTTAAAAATGGTGAAATTAAAGTTGAAAATGTTAACAATGTTAACAATATTAATAAAAAATATGAAAATGATAAAAATTATATGGATTTAGGTCTATATTTAATTAGCGGTATTCTTCTTATATTTATATTAGAACAATTTGTTCAAATTGGAGTTATGATGAGAGAAACAAGAGGTAGTGTTAAGGTAGGTGGAAATAGTGGTTATAGTTATGCTCCTCAAATGCATCCTATGTATTATCAAAATGCCTATCCTCACTATTATCCTCCACCTGGTTCTCATACTGGTGGTTATCCTGGTTATGGAATGCCTTCACCTGCTAGTGTAGGTAGTGCCAGTGTTGAGGATATATAGTTAAATTAAATTATTATCTATAAAAGATAATATATTATTAAATTAAATATGACCTATTCTACTAATAAATCCAATAGTAACTCTACTAATAAATCCAATAATAAATCTAAGAATAAATCTAATAAATCCAAAAGTAACTCTACTAATAAACCTAATAAAAAACCTAATTCTAAATCTAATTCTAAAAATAAATCTAATAATAAGTCTAAAATAAATACTACTAAATCAAAAGTTAATAATAATAATAGGGTAAATACAACTTATGATAATATAAACTATGAAGGTGGTGGTATATTTGATTTTATTAGTGGTTTTTTTGGTTATGAAGAAGAAAAACCATTAACTTCTAATCAATTATATTTCAAAAAAAAATATGAAGACATTGAAGAAAATAAAAAAATAAAATCTGAAGCTACAAACCAAATACAACAAAATGCTAGGAAAATTGAAGAACTCATGTATAAAAGAAATGAATACGAATTTGGAACAGATGAATATGTAGAACTAACAAAACAAATAACTATTCATGTAAATATTGAGTATGAATTGCTTCTTAAATTTCAAAATGCTAGCAAGGAACTCAGCATATTAGATCACGGAGGTCGTGATTATGGTCCTTCATTACCAAGCAATATTGGTCAAATATCTTTAAATGGATATATAGATAATGCGAATTCTCCAAGAGATTTCTCTTACAGAAGCCGTTCATTAAAAAGATATCTTAGGAATACCACTCCTAAAAATGAAATTGAACCTCCTTCTAATGGACCAAAAAATAAAGCATTAACAAATAAAAGAAATAGATATAATAATAATAATAATAATAATAATACTCCTAGGCATAAAGATAAAAAAAATAAATAAATTTTAAATTTTATTAATTTATTTTATTGATTTTATTTTACTAATTTTTAATTAAATTATTTATTTAAATAAATAATGTTTAAAATTGATGATTTAGACAATAATAAATTACTTGCTGGGATTTCTATAGTGATGTTAAATATTGGTAGTAGATATTTAGTATTAGATTTAAGTGAAAATACTAAACAAATATTACAATTAAGTATTATTAGAAGAATTACTTTATTTTGTATATTTTATTTAGGCACAAGAAGTTTTAAAATGTCTATATTATTAACTGCTGCGTTTATTATTATAAGTGCTGGTTTATTTAATGAAAAATCTAGATTTTGTATTCTACCAAAAACTGATAAGAAAATTACAAAGAAAAAAGTAACTATGGAAGAATACAAACATGCTTTAGAAACTGTTAATAATTATAATAATGTATAAAAAAAATATATAATTATTATAAATAGATGATTCCTTTACTTAATTTTATTGCGGTTATCTTATTAATATTTGTTACTTCATATCTATTTATTGAAATGTATAATATTAAAATGTATCTTGAAACTAATGAAAATCAATTGAATAATTTAGTTGATGATATTAATCATAATAATGAGGTTCTTGAAGGTAAATTAAAATCTAGAGTAAAAGATGATAGTGCTGGTGATACTACTGGCGGTGATACTGGTGATACTACTGGTGGTGATACTGGTGATACTACTCTATAGTCAAGTAAATGATATATTTAAGTAATATGATTATAATTATAACAAATTTACAAATGAAATTTACAAAATAAATTCTATAATTTTTATTCTAATAAATTATGATTTATAATTTATTTTAAAAAATAATTCTAAAAGATTTTTTATATTTTTATAATTTTTTATAATTTTATAGTAATTCTTAAAATTACTATAATTAGTCTTTGAAAGCAAAATTTGCTTATGTTTAGTTGCTGTAAGCAAGTCCGCCCATACCCGACATAACACGAAGAACATTGTAATTTACGGCATAGATATTATCACTTGATAAAAGATCCACTCCAGTACTGCCTGTTGTAAGTTGAGCGTTGTCAATTCTGGAGAAGTTGCAAGTACCAGAAGGTTGGTGTTCTTCAGGTTTAAGAGCAAAAGAGTAGACACTAATTTTTTTGGTCATATGGGAAGTACGAGCTTCTGCGGAATTACCGTTGGTTACAGTAAAAACTTGAACGGTTGAACTTCCAGCTGAACCACCTCTAACAATAGTTGATAATTGAACTGGTGTTCCATTTGCTGAAGTTGGTGTACTTATAGGTAATGCTAATACACCTGCAGCAGTTGGTGTTACATCTGATGTTAATGTAGCAAAAAATATTGTACCTACAACAGCATTACCAGCTCCTACTAAATCAAAATCTGCCGCTGTTCCTGCTAATATTGGAACTATAGCTAATTGTAATCCTGCTTTATGTGTTTTTGTTGTCAGAGCATCTGCATTGTTATTAGCACAAGCAATAGTAAGTACATTAGATGCCATATGTACCGTTTCAGAACCAGCATTCACCGCCGACGCTGGTGCCCCATTTACATTACTGATAACAGCACTCACACCAGTTGGGAATGATTCAAGTGTTGTTTGTCTATCTAATGTAGTTATTTGAGCAGCACTTGGTAAGTTTTGTTTGGGGATAGCAGTGTGGTGGTCAAATGGTTGACGAAGTTGGAAGTATTCTTCTTCTTGAACAGCAAAGCGGTCGTGTCCATTAAGAACAAGTTTAGCATCAGCATAAGCACTAGCAGAAGCCCAAATTAGTTCTTTAACTGGATGATTGAAATTCAATTTAGTTGTATTATTACCAGATGCAGTAGTTTCTTGAACTTGTTCAATGAGATATTCGTGAGATACTTGGGCGAAACGACGACGTTCGTCAGTATCAAGGTAGATGTAATCGGCCCAAAGTTTTTTTTCAGTATAATCAGAATCACCATCTAAATTTAATTTAACTTTAACTTCATGATATTGAAGAGCAATTAGAGGAAGAGCAAGACCTGGATTTCTGTTAAACCAGAATTGAAGTGGAATTTGTAACATTTCTACACCAGTGTTAGAAGCACCGACAGTACCTATATCACCTTGCATTGCTTTAAGACCAATTGCTTTAGATTCTGGAGTAGATAATTCATTCCAAATTTGCATCCATTCAGCAGTTTGCTTATCAATTCTTTGACCGCCAATTTCAACTTCAGCACTTACTACAAGGTCAGTACCATGTCCACCAGATTTAACACCTGTAGATGTAACATACATTTTACCTACAAGGTCTCCATTTCTAGAGATAGTAGCTACTGTATTGCTACCAGAACCACTGAAAGTTTGTTCAACACATTCCATAGCGAAGTTGGTGTGTCTTCGGTATACGACTTTGAAGAAAGTAATTTGTGGATTACCAGTAAGATAGATGTCTTGAGCACCATAGGCAACGAGTTGCATTAATCCTCCTCCCATTGTTTTTATACTATATAATAAGAAAATAATTTTAAATAAATTAAACTCATTAACATAAAATATATTACAATAAACTTTAATAAATCATAATAAACTATAATAAACTATAATATATTACCATATTTCTCTTTTATTTTAGATTTAAATAACTTCAATTCATCATCTATTTTAAAGTCTTTATTATCACTATTGAGTTTTAGTTTCATTCTAAGATTATATCTTTTATTATCTTTTCTTTTATCAAATATTAAAGTATCATTTCCTCTTATATTTTTAAGTGTGATATATTTTGGAAGTTTCTTTTTTGCTTCTGGATAAATATCTTTTTCTAAATCATCTACAATTTTATTAGCAGAATTTAGTTTATCTATTATATCAATTTTATTAGATTTGCTGGATATCCAAATTTTATCTAATTTAGGATGTTTTTCAACTTTAAAAAATTCTCTATATAATTTTTTTTCTTTATTATAACATTCTTTATAATATACTACATATTTACGAAGCATATCATGAGTAATCCCTTCTGGAAGAGAACGGGCATTATGTTTTCTATTCCGTTTATCAGTATTAGTATTCTGTTGTGATTGTGTTGCCCATCTTAAATTCTCTCTTCTATTATCTAATTTATCTTTGTTAATATGGTCAACAGAATAATTATCATTTGGTTTCTCTTGAACTCTATTCATTATAATTGAATGTAAATAACCATATTTAGTATTTTTTATATAACCACCAGAACATTTTTTATTTTTTCCACCTTTCCATAAATACCAATTTACATTCAAACTTTTTATATGTTCAATATCTTCATTTGATATTTTTGTTTCTATTTTAGATTTATCTTTACCATCATTGCACAATAATATTGAATAATTATCAGTCATTTTATTCCAGATAATTATTTAAAAAAATTATTTTTTATACATTTTTCAAATTTTATTTTTTTAATAGTAATTGTAAAATCACTATAATTTAGTTGCTGTAAGCAAGATTATGAAATTCTTGCTTAATTACTGTAAGCAAGACCGCCCATACCAGACATAACACGGAGAACGTTGTAGTTTACGGCGTAGACATTTGTAGATTCATTAGAACCACTATTAGGTCCTTTAAGTTGAGCATTATCAATTCTGGAGAAATTGCAAGTACCGGATGGTTGATGTTCTTCTGGTTTAAGAGCAAAGGAATATACAGCAATAGAATCAGGCACTGTTACACCGCCATGACCGGTGTGATGTTGCCATACTTGTGTACGAGTAAAATATTTAGTATTACGAGCAGCAAAGCGATCGTGACCATTTAATACAAGTCTCCAATTACCATCTTCTAACTCAGATGGTGTCGCTATGCCTTTATAGGTATGAGTCCCGTGGGCTGCGACAGGTACTCCTGTCCAGATAAGTTCTTTAACTGGATGATTAAATGTAAGATCCAAAGAGGCACTATCAGTGTAGTTTTGATATTGTAATTGTTCAATAAGATATTCATGAGATACTTGAGCAAAACGTCTACGTTCATCAGTATCAAGATAGATGTAATCGGCCCAAAGTTCAATATTTGTTGCTGCTGCACCAGTTCCCCCCATTTCAGCTAGTGTGGCAAATTGTATGCTTATTTTAACCTCATGATATTGAAGAGCAATAAGTGGTAAAGCAAGACCTGGATTACGATTGAACCAAAATTGTAATGGAACATGAACAAGTCCTGCATCATCGCCAAATGCCGCTGCCTTAACACCACCAGCCGCAGCCATTCTTTGGTATGGAGTTCCAGCGGCATTGCCAACAACAACAGCAGTGTTTACACCATCGGGGTTAGGTTCAGTAAGTTCAGCCCAAGTTTCGAGCCAATGTCCATAATGTTTGTCAATTTGTTGACCACCAATTTCACATGTTACTTCTTTTAATAAAACATTTCCTGGATTTGCTACAAGACTGTTACCCGAACTCGCAGCTTCAAGTGAGGCAGCGACATACATTCTTCCTACAAGATCACCATTTCTGGAAATAGTAGCGACAGCTTTACCACCAAGTTCACTAGAACCATTCATAGTTTGTGCGACAGACTCCATAGCGAAGTTGGTGTGTCTGCGGTAGACTACTTTGAAGAAAGTAATTTGTGGGTTACCGGTAAGGTAAATGTCTTGAGCGCCATAGGCAACGAGTTGCATCAATCCTCCTCCCATATTTTTTTATAATATATACAAAGAAAATAATTTTTGCTAAATTAAACTTAAAATTAATTTTTACGCAAAATTTCTATATAAAGATTAATTTATTATCAAATCTTATATATGATTAATGATAATTTAAAAGGTAAATCTACTAAAAAAACTAAGAGAAGATACAATTATGAAAAAACGAATAATACATTAGATATATGTCATGAAAAAAAATTAGAAGAATTTAATAAAAAATATAATAGTATCACTTCTCTAGAGAAAGAAATAAAAAAAATTGATAGAAATATTAAAACTGAAAATAAATCTAAGAAAAAAAATAATCAAAAAATATTTGATTTAAATCTACAAAAAAATAATGTTTCTAAAGAAATTAATAAAATTAATTCTAATCAAGAAGAAATTGATTATCTCCTAAATACTGGTGAAATACTTTTTAACTATTTTGACTCCGTTGAAAAAAATGATAATGATAATAAAGTCAAAAATATTAATATTATTGATTTCTTTAATAATAATGTTCAAAATATTAAATCTAATCAAGAACAAAATAGGTCTGATTTACTAGAAGATTATTTGGCATCTACAGATAAAAATTATATAAATAATAATTTAGTTTGTGATGTTGGTATTTGCTATCATTGTAATTCTAAAAATATAAATGAATTAAGTCATGATGGTATATTATTTTGTAATGATTGTAATACTATAGAATATATTATAACTGATAATGAAAAACCTGGATATAAAGAACCACCTAAAGAAATATCATATTTCAGTTATAATCGTATTAATCACTTTAATGAGTGGATTGCGCAATCACAAGGCAAAGAAACCACAGATATTCCAGAAGAGATTTTTGATAAAATCTATATGGAGCTTAAAAAAAATAAAGTAACTAATATGGCAACTCTTAACTATGATAAAATACGTGCTATACTAAAGAAAAATAAGATTAATAAATACTATGAACATATTCCTTATATTCTTAATAGAATAACTGGTAAAAGCACACCTCAATTAACTGTAGATTTAGAGGAAAAATTACGAGAAATGTTTAAACAAATACAAGGTCCATTTATTAAACATTCACCTAAAAACAGAAAGAATTTCTTAAGTTATTCTTATGTTTTACATAAATTCTTAGAAATTTTAGGTGAAACAAAATATATCAAATATTTTCCTCTATTAAAAAGTCGTGAAAAACTTTATCAACAAGAATTAATCTGGGAAAAAATATGTGAAGAACTTGATTGGATTTTTATAAAATCCATATAAATTTAATAAAAATTTAATAAAAATTTAATAAAGATTATATTATTTCTTATTATTTCTAATAGTTTTTGAATTTATATAAAATCTATAAGTTTTTATATAATTTATAAAAAAAAAGTTTGAATAATTATTTATTAATTTTTATTATTAATTTACTTGGCGGGGAAACCAACTAAGTTAGCACCTACACCAAGACCGGCACCAGTTCTAGCACTGGTTCCAATAGAAGGAGCAAATAGGTCAAGTAGGGAGAATGTCGCAGCAGCTACGAGACCGAGGCAAATTACATCCATCATATCAGATTTGCGGCCAGGCATTACCCATGCAGCAACAGCAACTACAAGACCTTCAACAAAATATTTAAGCATACGTTTTACAACTTCTCTTACATCAAGTCCGTTCATTTTTATAATATATATAGATAAAAAAATTTAATAAAAAAAAATTAATTAAAAAATATAAAGAAACGAATATTAAAAAATTTAATAAAAAAAAATTAATTAAA